ATTGCGCACGATTTAGTAGTTCTCTTTCGCCCAAATCGCCTGTAATAGCGTTCGACACGCTAGGTGATAGTCTAATCATGAACGCTGTTTGCTTTGTTGTACTAACTGTAATACCAGTTTCCGAGTATGAGAAAATATAACCTCTATCTTCATCAAACCCACCGTCTGTAATCATTGCAGAACCCCAATGACTGATTAACGGAGTAATTGTCTGTGATATTAATATCACACCTGTTTTTGTTGAGTGTGATGTTGCTGCACCTGCTGTGTAACTTCTTACAGCGCCGCCTTGGAAGTTTGTAAATGTTGCAGACCGTATGCATCCCGTTAGTGTATTATCTGTTCTGCCAGTAAACTGGATAATTTCGTTATCAATGTAAACTGTTCCGCGGTATGGAAAAAACATGCCGTCGGCAGCGTCCAACAATATAGTAGTTTGACCAACTGTCATATCTGCTGCAAGTTTTCCGTTTGGTCCTTCGTTAGTAACTTCATAACGTACAGGCAAGTTACCTGATCGCATGAACGCTTCTGTGTTTACGTTCGAGTTACGCATTCTGTGTGCAAATACAAAGTTACCATCGCTGCCACGCAGCATAAAGTCAATAAAACCAGCACCGTACCAACTGTATTGAATTCCGATCATCTGCATTTTAGCAATATCAATATCGTAGCCGCTTGGGCCTGTTCCGTCTAAACGATCTAAGTTAAAGTCTGCTTGTCTTGTACGCTTATCAAAAACTATCATTGCTTTAGCGCCAGTAACATTAGTGACGCCTCTAAAATCTGGTGTTACAGATAATTCAGATTGACTATCTACATGTGATACAACATGAGTCATACCTCGAATAATAATTCTATCACCTGCTTTTAACTGATCCCTAAATCTAGTGTTAGTTCCTGTTACTAAGTTTTTATCAACATCGATCGCAATAGTTCCAGCTACTTGAAATGTACCAGTACGCTGTACTACGTTAATTTGTGTTCCGTCAAATTCCCAAAAGATTCCGTTTTGATCGTCAAAGATTCCTGATCGTACTGTTGCCCCGTGCCATGCAACAACACTCATTTGAGCGCCAAATCCTAGTACAGCCGATGTTGATCCTAATCGACGCTTTGATAATACTTTAAATGTTCTTTCGTCTACAACTTCTGTAACTGTGTAATCAAAATAAGGTGGAACTGCTGTTTCACTACCACTGTTATATCCCGGAGTTTCTACGCCTAGCAATCGAATTATACCGTTAACTTGTACGCCGTGATCGTTGTCATCGGTTATAATAGTGATTTCTGATCCAACTTCAATTGCGTCCGCTGTCACACTGCGTAAATCATATGAAGGAGCAAATAGAGCACCAGTAGTGTACATAATGCCTTTACCTGATTGGTAACGAATATATTTTTTACTTTGACGAATTGCTTGTGCGCCATGCTGCGGACCACCTGTGCCTAATTGTACGCCGCCGTCAAATGGTCTGTGTACAAAGAAACTATCCGGTCTTGGATAAACTTCTCCCTGTATTTCATCAAGAGTTGTATCAATTGCACCAACAGCGCGTGCTTGGAATATTAAACTACTTACTGTAGGTATTGCAGTAGCAATATAAGAGCCTGCTGCTAAATTATGATTATTAAGAGTATCGTCTGATTTTACACTAGTAATAAATGTATCACCTGGCACTAATCCGTGGGCTGTACCAAATTCAACTTCAAGTGAAGCAATTGCACTAAATGTAATTGTTTCTCCAATTGCGATTGCACCAATGGTTGCTTCAGTTAATGTAACTGTTGATATTAAATCAAAATTAGTTCCTGCTGATGCAATAGTCCATTCATCTGTTACCGAAGTTATTACTCCTGCAGTTTCTCCAGTTACTATAAATGTGATATCATTTAAAGGAGTAGCGCCGCCGATTACTGCTCCAGATATAATTAAACGATTTCCTACATAATAGCTATTACCTGCGTTTGCTAATCCAATAGTGTATGCAGAATTAGATCTAATAATATTAAATGTTGCTCCAGTTCCATTGGCTTGTATATTTGATGGACTAATGTTAGTAAATGTTCCTGACCCTACAGGAGCCGATCCTGTAGGAGTAACTCCGGTAATTCCGCCTACATTACTAACAGAGTCTATTGTAATTGTTAAGTCGTTAGCAGGAGACCCGCCTCCAAGTTGTACACCATTTATTAAAAATGTTTGATTTACTCCATAGTCAACTCCTGCATTTACTATAGTGTCAATGGTATATATTCCCGCAGCATAAGATATATCAAAGATTGCGTTGATTCCGGGACTTATTGCCGAAGTAGCATTTACAGCATCACCAAAGTTATTTGCTGTTCCTGTTACAGTTGTTGCTGTAATTGCGCCAGTGCCGTCGACATTGTCAATGGTAATAGTACAATCATTTGCAGTAGAAAGTCCCCCTAATTGTGTGCCTGCAACTGTAATAGTTTCAGTTGGAAGAAACCCTGCGCCGTTACCGCCGCCTGCAAATGTAATACTGTATACTGCACCTAGTCTAGTAACCGAATAGTTTAGAGAAGTGCCTGACCCACTAGTAGTAAATGCAGGATTGTTATATAATTGTTGAGCATCCGGAGCAGTGCCTGAGGTTGTAACGCTAGTTATTTCGCCGTTGATGTCTATGCCGGCTACAGTAATTAATATGTTATTTTGCGGATCTATACCTAATGGAGTTGCGCTAGTGCCTGATACTTTTATTCTATCATTTACTGAATAGCCAGTACCTGCTGTGCCTAACCCAATTGTTGCAACATCCATTGTAAAGTTAGCGGCGCCGCCGCCGCCTAATAAACTATCAGCAATAGTAATTGTGTTGTTAACTGCATGTCCTGATCCTGCTGTCTCTACTACTACACTTGTTACCAAGCCTGTTCCGTCAACTACAATATTAAAAGTGCCTACTGACCCTGTGCCTGAACTTGTACCAGTTACTCCATTGTATGTTCCTGCTGTTCTGGCTGCATCGGCTGCACCAAACGCATCCATTGTTAAGTGGCTGCCTGCTCCTGTTACTGTTACTGAAGTGTATACTCCAGCAGTATATTCAAAGTCAAATCTTGCGCCTAGCCCGTCATTGCCTTCAGTTCCTGGCGCTGTGAAGTTGTTGTAATCTCCTATTCCGTCAAACGCAGTACCGGTTATTACCAGTAATGATGTGACTGCCCCAGCAGTAGTTGATACTACCTGCAATGTTAAATCATTAGTGGGTGTCGAGCCGCCTAATAAATTACCCGAAACTAACACTCTATCTCCTACGGCATAATCTGTGCCCGGAATATCGATTGAATCAATAATATAACTTCCAGTAGAAGCAGTAATAGTTATTTCAAGGAATGTGCCAAATCCTTGAACAGTAGTCGCTGTTACTGAATTATAAGATACTGTATTTCCAACAAGCTCGGCAGTAAATGGATCACTAAATGTAATATCATTACTTAGGATACTGTTAACATATATAGCGATGCCGTCACCGCGATCTACAGCTAAATTTTCAACAATGCCGGTAGCATCAATGACTGTTACGGTAGTAGTTCCCGGACCATACTCAGCCGTTAGAGCCGGAGTTACATATGTGCCGCCGCCTGCACTTTGATCTATAATACCAGAAACTTGTGAGCCTAATGGAATATTTGCTTGCGACAAAGGAGAACCAATTTCTGGAGACTGTCCATCAAATGGAATTCTAACTTCGCCTGCTAGAACTCCTAGCTGCGTAACTAAAGATCCTGAACTACCATTACTTGCTACAGTAAATACTGGTGAGCCAATTGACGCACCAGTATAAAATCCTGCTTCTCTTAACTGTGTATATCCAGTTGAAAGTACTTGACCTGCTACTGTGCCAACTTTTGCCTTGGCAAAATATTGGAAAGTATTTGCACTAGGAATATTTACAATAATAAACGTACCTTCGGCTCTTGCTGCACCCGCAATACTATTTTCTAACGCCTTGAGACTTATCGGAGTACCAATTATAAACCCATGTGAACTAATCGTTGTAACAGTAATTAATGATTGGCCAATTCCTTCTGTTCCTGATGATGCATCACTTATTACTGATAATACTGATGCATCTGTGCCTGGAATTTCGTATACGCTGGGATAGCCGCGCATAGTTGAAATAGCGCTCCACTTAGTAGGCTGTAGTCCGTATTCAAAGTCAGCATCCAGCATAGAAACTGGTAGTGCAGCGCGTGGGCGCTCAATAGCATCAGTGCCAAAATCGTATGGCCGTGTTCTTACTTCTTTTCCTTCTACAAATATTTGTACATCATCTGTTGACAAATGCGTGCTAGTATTGTAATTTAATTTAATTGTAGTTACACCGTCGGTGGTTTGTAAATATTTTACAAAATCGTCATCAGAACCACTGTCTTTTACGGTAAGCGTGGCGCCAGTTACTGAGTTAGTAAAGTTATATATTACCTCGCTTCTAGTACTGTTAGTAATCAGCAATAGGTCGTCAATTCCATATCGGCCTTGAATTTTAATAGTGCCTACACCGGTTGGTATAGCAGTTGGCATACTGCTTAACCCATTTGTTATAACAGCAACAGTATTTAAAACTAGTGTAGAAATCACAGTAGCTGCGCCGGCTTCGGCAACGTTGCCTGTTAAAGTTTGTGTAACTTGGGTGTTTGATGCACTATACGCTATTTTAGTAAAAATATAGTCAGTAATTAACGTACCAATGAATGTATGTGTTTGTATTTCAGGTTGACGATCTCCGTCAACTTGTGCAACATCTTGATCCCAGTAATATTTAATAACATTTCTTAAATGTTCGTTGCCGCCGTAACGCAAGTCGCTAAGATATGCATCAACTATGTACCCGACATCTCTTTCATACTTTGCTTGATTATAAGTATACCCTACGAATCCAGTCACATTTGCGTCAACTTGATCCTGTATCCATGCAGTAGCTTCTTTTTGTATAAAACTTTTGTTAGCTGTTAATAAGCTATAAGCATTTGGAAAAAGATTGTCGTTTGCTCCAATTCCAGGTTTAAATACATAATTTTTTATTTGCGTCTTTGCCATATTTTATAATCCAAATGCTATTGCTAATGATGTTGCAGTATTATCAACATATGTTTTGTTAGTTATGCTAGTGCCAATGTTACTAACCGTTGCAGTTGTTGCTGTAGTAAATGCAGCAGTTGCAGGAGTTGATGTACCAATAGCACTATTCTCAATACTACTATTTACAATATTACTAGTATTTATTGTAATTGATAATCCGGTATTATTAATTACACCAACTAAATTGTTTTCTATTAATAATTTAATTTCATTTCCAGCACTAAATACCAAATTAGTTTCTGAAGTAAGTTGCGGAATTCCCACGCCAGCAAGTATAAGATTGCCTTCAATAGTTAAATCATTGCTTATGGTGGCATTACTAAATAACCCTGCAGGATTAATTACATTAATTTTTCCAGTTGCCGATAATCCATTAGAATAATAAAGTACACTAGGAGCTGATAGAGGAATAGTAAATGAAAGTGAACCAGATGATAATCCTTGTGCCGCTGCACCTGTAGCGCCGCTGCTGTGTATTAGTCCACTATTAAAATTAGTTTCTTGATTGCCTTCTTTTATATAAAACTGCAAGCTAGATAATGTTAAATTAAAAACATAAGTAGCTCCTCTTGCTAACGTTATTTCAGGGTTATCGCCGAGCACTTCTTGTATTCTAAATACAGTGTCAGCTGTTTCGTCTGTGACAGTAAAATTAGAAATAATATTAGAAGTTTCTGGTACTCCTGATACTGATATACTTGACGCGACAATATTACCTTCTGCGTCAACAGAAAATCCAGGAGATTTAAATCCATGTTGTGATTGAAAAGAGTTGTTGTTTGCTAGTTTCATTAATGCCTCCTACGCATAGTATTTACCAAAATACGCAGGTACGACTTAAAGAGGATTCTGATTACGAAAATAATTAACTGTATAGATTAATTTTGAATTAGACGTTTTTATATTAGTAGGCGATGCATGTAGCTCTAGGTATGAATCATTAACTCTAACTTCTAAATTTATAAGACTTAGATTAGTAGCATTTCTTGCATAAATTACTACATTAGCATCATTTGTAGCAGCAGTAATAAGACATTTTACTATCTCTTTGTTAGCAGTATTAAGATCAGCTGATATTGTGTATTCAGCTGATCCTATATCACCTATATGCCATTTATCAATAAGTGTTTTTTCAGTTAATAAAATATAAGGGCCTGCATGCGAAAATTTTGCATTATCTTTTAGTTCAAGACTGTTTTTAACTCCAGTACTAAAAAATTTTGAAAGATTAAACATTCACAGGCTCCTTTATATATTATATTTATGTATTCTTCACAGTAATTAACTTACCATGTTCAGGAAGATACAAATACTCAATTCTGCAATTCTCTAATGTACGAATAGCATCATCTAGTGTTTCGACTAACGGCTCGCCACCTAAATTAAAGCTAGTATTAAAGATAATTGGACACCCTGTCTTTTCTTTAAACGTTTTGATAATATCATAGTAATGCGGATTTTGCTCTCTGTTAACTGTTTGAATTCTGCAAGTTCCGTCTATGTGAATAATAGCAGGAATCTTTTCTTCAACACCCGGTTGGCATTTAACAGCATACATCATTGTAGGCGCATCTTTCATACCGCGTAAGTCAAACCATTCATGCACATCTTCTTCTAATATACTTCCTGCAAACGGACGGAAGTATTCACGATGTTTAATTTCGTTAACAAAGTCTTTGCCGTCTTTGAATGTAGGATCAAACATTAAACTTCTATTACCTAATGCACGTGGGCCGTTCTCTGAACGTCCTTGAAAGTTGGCAACAATATTTTTGCTGGTAATTAATTCAATAACATCTGCGTGTGTTGCGTCGGTTACTTCTGCATTGTATTTTGCAGCTATACTTATAATATCATCTTTAGTATAGTGTTGCTCAGGGCCTAAAAATACAGTATCTTGCTTAGGATGTACAGTAGTGTCTTCTGTAACTAGTCTATATTGTAACATTGCAGCACCCATTGCTGTTCCTGCATCATTAGATATTGGCTCTGCATAAAAATTAATTCCTAACTCATTTAATTTTGTTAAGAAGTAGTAATTAGCAACACAATTTAAACCATAACCGCCTGAGAATACAACATTTTTATTTCCAGTTATTTCTACAGATTTTATAATTAAGTCTAAAACCACATCTTGTGTTTGCGTTTGGCATGCATATGCTAAATCTCGTCTGCTTTGAAGTAATGTTACATCTTCGTCAGGTTGATTACCTGTAATACTTGCTGATATAGGATAACGTAAATCTTTGTAAGGTGCAGCGTTAATTATAGAACCTCTAGGGTAGTTTGGTATAACAATGCTACGGTTACTTTTTGTAAGATTGTCAGTTTTCTCAAACAATGGGGGTATGTTATCGTTTGGTTTACCATAAGGAAAAAGTCCCATAGTTTTGCCAGCTTCGATAGAACTAAATCCGCAATATTCTGTAACTCCTTCGTACACTTTTACAATTCCTGAATTTTCAGTAATAACAAGTTCATACTCGTCAGTTCCGTCAGATGCCATATGCATGATAGTTTCAATTGGGCCTTTTGTACCAATATGTTTATATACTGTTTTTATGCTTGCAGGATATTTACAATGGAACACTGTTTCAGTTTCCCAACCTGCTTGCACGTCAGGAGCAAACGGAAATTCAAACGGATACAACGTGCCGGCACCATCTACAACAACCGCTGTAGCAGATTTAAACCCACTTCTATAAAATGCACAGGCTGCATGTAGTTTATGATGGTGATGAGCCATGTCAATTAACTGAGGATGGTTATTTGGATCACCATTAAAGCGTTCAATAAGTCCAATTTTTCTAGCTAAACTAGTGTATATGTTTTCACCTGTATAATCAGTTCTAACATAATTATCGTTAGCTAAGTGACTAGTGTGTGCTACTACAAGATAATCTATTTTGTCAGTATACTCTAAAATTTTAAGCATTGACGCAAACGGGGTTCCGTCATATTTTGATCTAGTTAGGCGTTCTTCCTCAATAGAAAAAACAATCTCGCCATCTTTTAATAAACAGACACCTGCGTTGTGTCCTCGTGTGATACCTGCAATATATCCGGTCTTATTCATCTGTTTGTCTTCCTAGTATAGTATCAATAACATAATCTTGTATTTCAACAGTCATAGTCATAATATTTTCATTATGTCTCGAAGTTGTCTCGTCGGGCAAAATTCTAATTGGATCATACATTCGATTATGCATGCCTAAATCAATAATATTAAAGTTATCAACATTTGGGTAGGAAACATTTACCGGAAAGGTTGACCCTGTTACTATAGTCGATGTTGTGCCAACCATATACGATAAATGTTGTCCTACACTATCACATCCTAAAAAGTGATCAGCATATTTTATTATTGCAGCCCATTGCCGTAAAGATACCTTTTCTGGCATTGCAACTTCATCGTTGAATTTTTCTTTAGAAAAATCAAAAGCCATTTCTGCCATCAAAATTACTACAAACTTTTCTGCCTGTAGCGCCCTAATAAATGCTTTTAGATCTTTATATTCAATACTACGTCCGCTTGAGTCAACAAACGATCCGTCAATATGTTGCATCCCTCTGCCAAACGGCTGTATAACAATTACTTTATCTTTTTTTACTTTTTCTTTTACATCTGCCACAAGTTTTCTACCTACTAAGAGTTCTTCTTTACTAAGATTCATAGTAGGCTTTGGTAAATCCCTAATGCCTTTGTTATTAATTTGTATATCAAACGCCTGAGATAAACTACATTCTTGATTATAGTATTCAAAAATTCTATAAGGTTCTGTTGATATAATTTCTCTATTTTTAAGTTTTTCTTTAAAAATATTTTTTTGCCATACATCGTATGCTTTGTCATCTAATAAGGGATGACCTTTGTATGCATCAGTGCCGCCTTCGCAAACAATAATAAAATCATCGTCGCCGGATTCTGATGCGTATAATTCCAGTGCAGGAATAGAACAAACCATTCTGCCATATCCACCGTTCACAAAAAACGCTTTCGATCTCATATGTAACCTCTCTAAAGTATATCTAATAATACTTATCGAGGTCGATCAAAAGCGTTTTTAAATTTGGCTTGCTAAGATTAAATTCTAGGTCTTACCGGTGATGGAATTTTCCAATAATCGACACCGGCGTAAACTGTTGCTACAGTTGCATGCCAATCAGAAAATGCAGCAAATTTAGTAGCCTGGTCTTCAGTAAGCACTGAACTATCAACAGTTGCTATCCATTCGTTCTGCTGTTCTATACTGATATTCCACTGCTCTTGTGTTATTGGTTTTTGATATTCTAGTCCAGAATAGGTGTCAGTTACCGAGTCATATACAAAATTACAGTTGTTCCATATTACATCAATAATTCCGCTATCAATATACGGATATCCGTATATTTCACCTGTAGGAAGTGTCTCTTCAAAATTATCGATATCTTCGTTTGTATAACTTTCAGTTAGCCATGCTGCAATTGCAGTATGAACGTCTGCATCTAGAATATGAAAGTTTGTATTATCGTCAACAAACTCTGATAAGTCAAATTCATCTAAACTATCAAATGCTCCTTCACTGCATTGAAGCACATTATCCACTTTTGATGTACTAACGACAAGATATCGTCTTCCTATGTATGTTACAGCTACAGTTTTGCCATCTGATGTATCTTGAACCATTGGCTGATTTGGCATAGCTAGTTGAATTGTTTTTTCCATAATTTAATTTCCTTATATGTTTGGTATAAATTTAATTTTAACGCCGCCGTGTCCGCCGCGCATTGCATGATCTCTAATGCCAGCACACGGAACTCCGCCGTAGCCTGGTATTCCTGGTGCTACCATTACTGCACACCCTTGCCATTCATAGCATCCACAATAATTGTTACCGCCATAGCATTTACTCATAGGTGCACCAGTCACCGGACTCTTACTCATTGCTCCTAGACTTCTAAAGAAATTATCAACACCATTGTTCCACTGTGATCTTGAACCGTCGGGTTGCATTACATATTGGAACTGCTGTGGGTTTGCACTATATATTCCTGCAGATGTTTGTACATGCGAAGTAGCATAGCAAAGACAGCAGCTATTGCAAGATAACATTGTTAAACAACTAATTCCACCTGCACAATTTATATCGCCGCCGTATGCATTAGGTATCCAGCTATATGTACTTCCGTAATTACAAATAATTCCGCAGCCGGGGTCGCCAACTTGAGTTACACAGTTATTACAACTTTGATATCTGCACATCACGCTCACATCTTGTGTACAGTAACTTTGTCCGCCCATGCCGCCTTGAGAACAAATACAACTACACGTATTATTATCATTTGTATCTAACGTACACAATGTCATACAAGATGCTTGACTGCAACCTCGCTGACAAAGAGCGCTACTATTACCGCAGGAGTGTCCTGGCATAAAACAAAGGAAACTACTAGGATTTACTCTAACTGTTTTCTTTGAGTATGCACCCGGATTACCTGGAAGACCTATTCCGCAGCAGCACATCAGCCCACCGCTGCCACTTGCGCCCCATACTTCAATTTCCGCTGTTCCGCAGGCAGTAAAATGCCTAAATTCAATTCCAATGTGGAATGGACTAGCCATTGTACCCTGTGTATAAGCATACACTTGGCCTTTTTCTAAATTAGTTTCAACTTTGGTTGATTCTGAAAGCTTGCCTAATAATGCGCTAAGATTTGCCATATTTTATATTCCTTAACTTGCTATAAATTTAATTCTAATTGCGCCGGCGCCACCTCGACTACCATAATCGCGTACGTTGGCTTCGGGACTACTACCGGGCGATGGCACACCAAATGGTAAGTTTGGCACACAATGACTAAACTCATAACACCCACACTGTCTGCCGCTGCTCCAACAATTTGCATATTGACTTCCGCCGATGCTTGAGTTTCTGCCTGCGAAGCTTAATGCGCCGATTAATTGTGACAATCCGTCGCCAACTCCATCATACGAGTTCGAATAGCATTCTCTTTGGTATGTTACAACGCCGCCGGTATCAGTAATAATTCCTGGGGGATATGCCACATGGTCATATTGTCCGCCACATTTATAATCATAACACGTACCAAAAGAAGCGCATGAAAAGTTGCAGCCGCCGAGTGTTCCGCTGTGACAATTTATATCTCCGCCATATGCACATTTTGGAGAGTAAACAGGGCCGCCGATATTACACACCATGAAACATCCGGCTCCGGCACTATTAGTCACTGTTTTAGTACAGTACCCATTAGCACTATAACAGCATGAATTCTGGGAACTACCACTACAGAATGTCATACCGCCGGTGCCGCCTTGAGCACATAAGCATATACAGTTGGCGCTACCTAGGCCAGCAAGTCCACCGTTTGGTGAGCATATTGTATAACATGAGCTTTCGCTACATCCTTTAAAACATAATGTATCGTTTGCGCAAGCTAGTCCTGGTACACCGCGTATCCACGTGTCGCCGTCTACGTTGATTGTTTTCTTTACATATGCTCCCGGGTTACCAGGTATTCCGGCGCCGCAGCAACACTGTTTTCCGCTTGAGCCGCCTGCACCCCACACTTCGATAACTGCTTTACCTGCACCGGGTGATTTCCAAACAGTCCGTTCGCTGTATCCCGCTGGTCCATGGTTGTACATATTTGGAGTGTATACAAATATTTCACCTTTTTCCAAATTTTCTTCTTCAAATCCAGTTGAAGTTAATTTAGCTGATATTATGTTACTTAGACTCGCCATTATCTTTTTTCCTATATATTATATTAGTGTAATTCTGACTGCGCCAAAGCCGCCACGGAATCCGTAATCCCTAACGTCGTTACACGGAGTACTAGGAATTCCAGGAACACCATGCGGCAACCAAGTATTACATAAAGTGTCTTCATAACAACTACAGCGTTGGGTATTCCAACAAAACGCAGGGGGCATACCTTGTACGGGGTGCCTACTTAGATTGTTAAGTCCCTGCAACAATTGGTGTATCCCGTTGCCCGAAACTTGCGAATAGCCGCCACCGCATTCCATTGTAATGTTTATAAGATTTCCGCATTCTGAAAATATACCAGGAGAAGTTCTTACGTGATGTGTAACAAAACACATGCAACATCCTTGGCAATTGAAGAACGAAGTACATGAAAAGCCACCATCTCGGTTTATATCGCCGCCTTGTGCAGTTGCAATGCAACCGCCTGCAACATTGCATTTATAATTACATACCATGCCGCATCCAGCGCCTATACTCTCAAATGGCGCAGATTGCCCTTCAAAATTTGTTTTGCACAAACATCCCACACTAGCAAGACAACACATCATTGGTTGACCACTTGTTGAGCATGCTGATGTACCGCCGTTGCCGCCTTGAGCACAAATAGATCCTGCTACTCCGCCTACGTTCCAAGCAAAGGTAGTTGGTTCACTTACACCTTTATAACATATTGCATCATTTGCACAACTTTCACCTAATACCATACTAAATGTATCTGACGCTGTAACAGACTCAAACGTTTTTTTCGAATATGCTCCTGGATTGCCGCCGACTCCATTACCGCAGCAGCACTGTTTTCCAGCACTTCCACTCGCACCCCACACTTCAATAACTGCTTTACCCGTTCGTGTTGGTGTCCAAGAACGAGTTTTTCCAGGTGGAAAAGAGCCGCTGCTTGGTCCTGGACTAAAATAAAACACATCGCCGATTTGGAGATTTGTTTCATTTCCCTCGTTGACTTGTCGAGCTCTTAGTAATTCTGCTAATGATGCCATAAAATTTTGTCCCTAGTTCATGTACTATTAAGTACTTACAATTACCCAACCATACGTCAAGCCAGTATATAACAATGTTACTACTGAACCTATTACGTCTAATGTCAAGTCTTCAGTAGTGCCGCCAATTAATGCGCCGTTTCTAGCTACTGTAACGTTATTTGTTGCAAATTGACTAACAGCATCGATAATCTGTATTTGATCACCTACTAACACGCTAGCAACTGCCGGTAGTGTTATAGTAAATGCTGCGCCTGTTGAGTTGCATATTAGTCTGTCGGCAGCAACTGCTAGATACGTAGTAGAGATTTCTCTAGTTACTATGTTTGCTGTTCCTGTTGTTGATATGTATCGTCCCATAATGGTGATTCCTTTGTTAATGTATTTATATCGTTGAGGTCTCAATTCCAAACGCAACTACGCTTACGTTCGGACTCGAAGATCTTACAACTAATTTATTGCCTGCGCTTAGAACAATACCGGTTCTTTCTAGTACGCCTTTCGCGAGTAGTTCTACATCCCATTCTAAATATTCCGCCAATTCTGGCGTGTCTAGCGATGCAACTGCTAGACGTATTGCGATTGCCGAATTTCCACGATTACAAACTGATACGCTTGTAACTGCAAACGTATCTGCAGGGCAAGTGTAAAGTGTTGTAAGTGTGTCAGCTGCTAAATCAGCAACTCCTAATCTTCCTGTAGCCATTTTCTAATCTCCATTATGATAATAAAAAGTAATTCAATGCAACTGGTACGCCATCAACACCTCTTGCAAAGTTTACCTTTTGCAGAATATTGATTTGTTCACCGGTTGTAGTTGTTATTTGTTGGCCTGATATTTCTATTCGACCAGCAGTAATACTATTTACGTTAAGTGTGGCCGCTCCGCCACCTATTTGTGATGTAATATACGTTTTAATTGCCTTTTGTGTAGGCACAATATTGTCACTATTTGCAACAAACGTTCCGTCAGTACTAAATTCGTTAATAACAGCACCAGTGCCGCCTAAACTTAAATTACCCAAGCTAAGTTCATTAAGCCCAGTAATATTAAATGCATCTGCATTTAGTGTTGCAACGCCTGTTGATTGCTCAACACTGAACAGTTCGCCTACTCGGAAGTTACCATCTTGGTCAGTACTTGTATAGAATACTCGTCCGCCGCCATGGTCGTTAGTTTCTTTTGTGGCATCAGGCGGAGTTAGCGGTATACCGGGGTAGTTACTATTAGCAAAATTTCCAGTACCAATATCTAAAAAGTCGTGTCCAGTTAATCTAACCTGCGAATATCGAATTATTAATTCAACAGCCGCTGCGTGTTCTAATGCGTCAGTTATTGTAATGTCTGGAGCAAGTTGGAAGTTTGCACTAAATTTATCTCCTACAGGAACTAAGTCTCTAACAGAAACTAATCTAAAGAACTGTCCTGGCAAACTACTAAATGTTATATTTGACCCTGCTAATGGAGCTAAAGATAAGTTATTAACTCTTATAAACTGTCCAGGTTGATAAAGATCAGCATAGCCGTCACCGCTTACTATAGCAGAAGCTGATGTAAAACTTGTTCCTCTGTTTGTCCAAGTAGGCTGTGTTAATACGCCGTCACCTATTCTAACTTGCGTTGGGGCGTCAACAGTATTGTTTGGGTCAGTTATAGTTAGTGTAGGTGCTGAACTATATCCAAAGCCCGGATCCCATAATTGTATTCTAGCTATTTGTCCTGCTTCGACTACTGCTCTGCCCTTTGCAGTATCTGAATATAATGCACTAGGCGGCGCTGTAAATGTGATACGTGGTTCAACAATATAAGTAGTAGTAGAATCTAGTGTAGTTTCAATTGCAGTGCCTGGAATAAGATGATCCCATCCTGCACTATCGTCGCTCATCTTTTTAACTGTTGCAATTTTTGTACCACTATTATAAGCGTCAATATAAGCATACTGGCCTGCACCTACTCCAGATTTAATAAACACTGCCATTCCGTTATAAACACCGCTTTGTGCAATATCAGTATTAGACAATGTTATTTGTGTAGCAGTGCCTGCTTGAGAAGCATTTGTTGCTGACACATAGTCTGCACCACCAAAATTATCAGCAGTGTCTAATAGTCGCACTTCATATACGCTGCCGTTGACTACATTAGTTGCGCCTACTACTGCTCCAAATCCCTCGCCAGACACTGTAAAAGAAGTTGCTCCGGGAGTATAATTAACGCCTGCATTTAAGTATTCAAATACTAAGATTTCATTACCGTTAGTAAATACATCACTTACAATTGCTTGGAAGGAATAATTGTTAACTGTACCAGTAATTGGAATTTCGGTGTCATCAACTCCTTCGGCAACAGTGCCAAATCCACCATATGAGCTGTTACCGTTAGTAGCACGGATCTTGCCGCCGTTCTCTGCTAGGTATCCAATGTGACCGTAGTATGAGAATACAGATACAAGTTCTGTTCTAGCTAGGTTAGTACACCATACACCAATACCATCACTGAGAATCTGCGTAAAGTCGTTTGAAACAATTGAGTCATTACCACCGTTGTGTAACGATCCGTCAATTTTACAACCAACGCATCCTGTACCAAAAGTTGTTACGTTTTGTACATATGGAGACTTATTAGTAATCCATACTCGAGTATCGTCTGGGCCCCACCCTGCATCTAAACTGGTATAAGCACCAGCAGTAGGACGCTGAGTACCATATGCGTTAGCTGCTCCTAATGTACCATTTAGACCTGCGATGGTACAGTTTCTCAGACCTGTACCATTACGAAGATAAAACATATCTTCTAGCGTAGAGCCATTAACTGCATTTACATAATATTTTGCTGATAACAAAGACTTATAATTACCTGTATAAATTAAATCATACTTGATTGCATCCAAGTATGCATTAATGTCTCTTGAGCATGCAGCTTGGCTATATACGTATGATGGATACGCATCTGCAATGTATGCCATAATTTCAGCTACTATAAATGCCCTGTTAACTTCAATAGATTCAACAGCATATGTATAATTAGTTGTAGTGTTTGGAGTATTTGTTCCATATGTTAACGGAACTGTACTATCCCCTGTAACACCATTTACACCATAGTCAATGTAATCATAAATTTGCTGTACTAGTTCTGTTGCGAATGTGCCGGCTGCTGCCGAACCATCTGGTGCTGTTGTAACTTGATTCTGTGCGTTACCAGTTGTTTTACTTACTGCGGCATTAGTAACAATGTCACTTATAATAGTTTGTAATCTAGCAAGTGCATCTAAACTGTAAGGTGTGTCAGCAACATCGACTAAGCTACCTGCTGCAACAATTCTTGTTGAGCGTAGTTCATCGCCTATTACTGCTGTGTTTTCCGGAACAATGATTGGAAGTACTTCTGCAAATTCCCCAGTTTTAACAAATATACTGTTTTGCGGCTTTCTTTCTGCAGGGATACCAGTTGGCACACCTGCTGTAATAGATTGTGTTATAATTGCTACTAGGGTATCTATTAATGCTTGGCTTCCTACTTCTTCTACATAGTTTGCATCTATAACTTGATTTAATGCAGAGTATGCAGTGTCTGGAGCTAGATTACTAATTACTCTATCAATTATAGATAGCAAGTAATTAATCACTGCAACAGTTTGCTCGTCTTCGGCTTCGATAACCGGAAGTAGTGTGCCTTCTGAAAAGTACGATACTGCCGAATCTCGTATACGAGAATTTCCGCCGTGTGATACATCCCAAACTAAGGCATCAATAATTTGCCCCATATCTCTTTCACACTTTCCTGGAGCTGGATCAGTAAATCCTGCCCATATTCCAGTTCCTCCTGAAATCTGTGCTTCTTTCCACCCATCAGCTTCTGCTGCAAGAAATCCTCTATTTAATTCAAGTAATGTTCTAGTATTAGGACGCAACGGTCCCTTTTCTACTTGTTCAGCAGCATAACGTATTGTTTTCCAAGGTTGGTCTAAAGTAGTGCCATATATCGGTGCAACACTGTCAGATCCTTTGTCTGTAGAAACATAATAAACGTGATTTACAGCGCCTAAAAATGCCCATTCTGGTGTTGTTCCTGCGCTATTGACTCTTAAGATTTGTCCCGGTAACCCAATGTCTAATCTAGTAGCACCTGCGCCGCCATAATACACTATGTCGCCTTGAGTAGTTAATACTGCGGCTTCAGGGCCTGCTGCTAATATGTTCCAGTTAATCCCGGTATTATCTTGATCAGGACGATTTTGGGCTACTGTAAGATCTGAAGTATGTTCTAGAATACAAATATAACTACTATCGCCGTATCTAACTGCGTCGCCTTGATCGTAGTATGTTGCGTCAACCCAAGCATTATTCCATTCAATGCCAGTATTTAATCTTTCCCAATATGTACCGTTTGGTGGGCGGTTACCTGTAGTAGCTATTTTAGCTAGATATGTCCAACCGCCTACTTGAACTACATCACCTACTTTGTACGCAGTTGCATTATTATAACTACCTTGATTGCTGAATCCAGTAGTAAATAAGTCCCAGTCAGTTGTATTAGTTGATGGTTCAGTTTGCCCTACGTTATTTGTTTTTGCAATATAGCTATATCCGCCGTATGTTACAACATCACCTGGTTGGTAAGCAGTTGCACCGCTCCATGAATCTTCAAATTCTAGACCTTCAACAAATTGTGCCCAGTTAGCTTCATCAGCAGCAAAAGTAGCTTGACTAGTATGGAACGTTGTACAAATCCAGACGCCACCGCCGTATTTTACAACGTCATTAATTTTATAACGTAACGCATTGGTCCAGTCACCTAGATACTCAATACCTTTATGGAAATAATCCCATTTAGATTGATCTGCTTCTAATCCATCTGCCGTTGTTGCAGCACTATTGTGGCCTTGATTACATATGTAAACTTGTCCGCCGTATTTTACGATGTCGTTAACTCGATATCTAATTGCAGTATCCCAATTAGATTTCCATTCTACACCTTTTGAAAATATTTGCCATTTAGTCTGATCTTCTTCAAGTCCGTTTGAAGTGTCGGCATTACTTGTGTGTTCTTCAACACAAATATAACTAGTAGAATTATATTTTACAATATCGTTAATTTTATAACGTGTTGATATTTGCCAGTCGGACTTGTAATCAAATCCTTCTGCATATAAATTCCATTTATCATCTATAGTTGCAACAACAAACGTTAAATTAGCACCGCCGCCTGCGCCCAGTTGTGCATCAGTTAATGTAAGCGTATCACCAATATTATATAGCGAACCGCCACTTGTTATGCTAATAGTAACTGCGCCAGTGCCGCTTACTGTTGCACTAACTCGTGCGCCTACACCAATGCCATTAGTAGCAGGAGTTAATACTGTATATGTACCTGCTGTTCTAGCTGCATCAGCTGCACTAATTGTGCCAACTGTTAATATTGCGCCGTTGTTTATTTCTAAACCATTAGCAAGAGATACATTACTAGTATGGGCTACAGTTGCAATATACAAATTGCCACCATACTTTACAACATCGTTTTCCTTATAATAAGTAGCAACAGTCCAATTGGATTTCCACTCTTGACCGTCACTGGTTTTATTCCATTGTGATAATGCGTCTGTTGGAAAGTCTGACGAACTCGTGTATCCATTTATACATACATACGTGTTTCCGCCATTCCTTACAACATCGTCTTTGTAATACACCGTTGATGATGCCCAATTGCCTTTCCAGACAAATCTAATTCTACCTAATTTAAACTCAGCCATTTAATGCTCCAACTTTTATATTAATATTTATCATTTTTTTATTCTATTCCAAACACAGATCCAGATGCATAAAACTGGCTTGCCAAATAATGTCCTGTTATGCCGTTTTTTAAATTTGCTTTTACTGGTATATTAATTTGGAGATCTGATGTAGATGTAATCGACGTAGTGTCTATTTGCACTTGCCCTGCTATTAGTCTGTTAGTATTCGCGCTTGAGCCACCACCTAAAATTCTAGAATTTAAGTAAGTTATAATTGCTTTTTGCGTTGGAGCAATGTTATTACTATTTGCAATAAATGTTGCTTCTTTACTAAACTCTTTAATAACAACTGTGCTGCCTCCAACTTGAATCCCTCCTAAACTTAGTTCTGTTAGACCAGATAAGTTAAATTGCGATGCGTTGATACTTACGATACCAGTGTTCTGTTCAACCTGAAAAAGTTCTCCAACTCGGAAGTTTCCATCTTGGTCAGTACTTGTATAGAATACTCGTCCGCCATTTGATGCAACTGTTTCGTTAAACGGTTGTCTTGGGGTTTCTGAACTTTCACCTTCTAAGTATAGCTGAGGATAACGAGTCGAATTAAAGCCGCCTGTTCCGATGTCTAAGAAGTCATGACCAGTTAGTCTAACTTGACTATACTCTTCTCTAATTGTTATTGCTGTATTGTGGTCTGGTGATTCGTCTATAGCAATGGGCGGCGTTATTTGTAATATTGCATTATACGGACCCGCACCGGTTGACGAAATTATCGATGAAACACTGTATTGAACGTCATCAATTCCTACAATATTTAAGTTGTCGCCTGTGCCAGGAAGTCTTATTAGCCCCGAAACTGCTATTTTAGTGTTAAGTTGATAAATGTCGGCATATCCGTCACCTGTTATTTGAGCAGTAGCAGTAAAATATCCAGTTCCTCGATTAGTCATTTCTGGCTGAGTAAGAACACCGTCGGCTATTCTTACCAATAGTGCTGCATCTAAAGTATTTAGGTTATCAGTTATAGTTACTATAGGTGCTGTAGAATAATTACTGCCAGCGTCATAAATTATAATGCTACTAATTCTACTAGAGATAACTGTTGTTCTTAAAACCGGTCTAGCACCTGTTGCTATTTTGTTAGTTATCCCGTCACCGGCTGACCCAGTTTGTGAATTCATTAATAAAAACTGTGCCGTACTTGGAATATACACACTAGATTGCCAAGAGCCAGATTGTGTAGCGGTATACACTGTACTGCCTTCGTCAGTAATTTTCCAAATATCAGCTCCTTGAGATATTGCTAATTGTGTTGGAGCTCCTGATGCTAAGAATACACCAGCGCCGTATGCTATTCTGTTTAGAGTTTCAGCTGATTCTATTACTGATTCGTACCAGCTAATTCCGTCAAAGCTTCTAGCAACAATGTTATCAGTAGTAGATATTGCTACATATACTCCGTTTCCGTAAGTAACATCATTCCATGCTCTTGCACTTACTGCTGATACTGTTGTTGTCCAAGATGTTCCATTATTTGTTGAGTGAGCAACACTTCCGTTATCTCCAACAATAACATACTTTCCAAGGCCATACATTACTTTACCTGCAATCGCTGTTGATGTATCGGCGCCTGGATAAGTTGCGTAGTTAGATCCACCGTGATTAGTCATTACACGAACAGCTCCGTTATCTTGGACTAACACAATAGTTCCAGCGCCGTCGGTGGCTGCGCTTGCCCAAGTTCTGCCTGCCGGAGCATCTACTCCGCCGGAAAATACTAAAGGAGCAGCACTTGAAGTCATCTTAAATGATGTATCTGCTAATACAAGATACTGTTGTCCAGTGTATAGTACATCTATTATAGTAGAACCGCCTGCAAACTGAGGCGAGTAGCTGCTGGTAGACCAATTTGATCCAGCGTCTGTGCTGTATGCATATTCATTATATGATCCATTTGCATCTGTAAGTGCCGATGCTGTCATAAGAGTGTCTCCGCCATTGGATGTAATGTATGTCCAAGGAGATACATTTGGCGATGATTGAGATGTAACATTAAATGCTGGCTCTTCTGCCGTTATTCTTGGTTCTATCGAATATCTAGTTGATTGATCTAATACTGCTTCTATTGGCCATCCTGGTAAGAAGTGATCCCACCCTGCTGTACCATCAGTTTCTTTGCTTACTAAACAAAGTTTTGAAGTTGCATCAAACGCAGTTATTTCTCCGTATTGTCCTACACCTAAGCCACTTATAATAACTACGCGCTGTCCTATATAAAGTTCTTGTGTTCCTATGTCTGCTTGTGATAAAAATATTGTGAATTGATTACCTTCTTGTGCAGAGTTTACTATTTTAGTATAATTTAATCCACCTGGAATAGAAGAGTCTCCCAGAGCAGTAACCCTTATTTGAGATATTGCATCATTTCTAACTTCATTAATTACTCCTGCTGCATTAACACCAGATCCAGCAAATGCTATATTAGCACTTGTGTATTGCTCACCTGCAGATGAATATCCTAACGCAATAATTTTTTGTTCTGTAGTTCCGTATGTAAATATTTCTTCTACTTGTGCTTCTAAACTTCTATTGTTTATAACCGCACCAATTGGTACTTCTTGTAAATTAAATCCTTCTGCAACTGATCCGTATTCTCCATAAGAATTATTACCATTAGTTGCTCGAAGTATTCCGCCATTTTCTGCTAGATATCCAATATGATTATAATACGTGAACACAGATACTAGCTCTGATCTACCTAAGTTTGTTGCCCAGTATCCAATGCCGTCACTTAGTATTTGGGTAAAGTCGTTAGCAACAGCTGATCTATTGCCGCCGCCATGTAATGCTCCATCAATTTTCATACCAATACAACCGGTTCCAAAGGTACTTACATTTTGTATATACGGTGATTTAGAAATAATCCAAACAGATTGATCAGATACTCCTGTGCCTGGATCTAAGCTAACAAATGCTCCTGCGCTTGGACGTTTTGTAAGATACTCATTAGCTACGCCCAAAGTGCCTGACAAGCCCTGTAGCGTCATATTTCTAATGCCGCTGCCGTTATTTACATAAAACATGTTAACTTCTTCATACCCGACTGCTGGTACAATTACTGTACTGCGTAACTCGTCGCCAACTAATGCACAATTTCTAGGAACTTTAATAGGAGTTAGTTCTTCGTAATAACCTGTCTTAATAAAAATAGTACTTTGCGTTGTATTATCAATATTTTCTTGGACATATTCGCATGCATATTTTACTGTTTTAAACGGAGCGTTTGGTTGTATGCCGGCTGTTGGTATATCAATACCGTCAGTTGATACATAAAATACGTTATCAATTGTTGCATACGCTGCCCATGATATATCTGCAGAAGTAGCTTTTAATGCACTTCCTGGAGTACTAATTCCTAATCTAACATCAGCTGCTGTGTTACGAGTTTTGATATCTCCCTGAGTAGTTAATACGTTACTTGGAGAGCCTTGTATTAATATTACCCAATACGTATCAGTATTGCCTACATCTGTTGTAGGAACAGTTGCTGCAACAGACGAATTGTGACTTAGTATACATTGATATGCAGTTCCCGCAATAGTAGTTACATCTCCTAAATAATAGGTGTTAGTATTATACCAGTCTGATCTCCATTGGGATCCTGTTGTCAATAACTGCCATTCAGTTGGATTTGTATTTGGTGCAACTCCTAGATTATCAATTATTGCAACATATAAATATCCACTTTCTCTAATTACATCACCAGTAAGATATAGAGTTGCAGTATTATAATCGCCAAGGTGTCTGTAACCAGTAGTTAATACTTCCCATGCGCCTGTATCTTGGAGGATGCCGTTTATACTAGGTACAGTTGCTGTGTTTGTAGTAATTGCCGTATAACTGTAGCCGCCATATAGTACAATATCACCTTGCTGATATTCTATTGATATATCCCATCTTGATTCGAATTCAAAGCCGGGAACATATACTGCCCATTTTGCTGAATCAGTTCTAAAAAGTACTGATGAGGTATAAGCAACTGTTGCTATCCATAATGTTCCGCCATATTTTACAACATCGTTAAGTTTATATCGTGTAGCAATCGTCCATTCATTTTTATATTCGAGAACACTATTTACAATTTCCCAGTTATTTTGATCTTCTTCTAGTCCAAGTACTGTTGAATTGTCACTAGTGTGTTGAAGTATACAACGGTATACTATACCTCCATATTTTACTAGGTCATCAGCTATGTATCTTGTGAAGGTAGTCCAGTTACCTCTCCAATTGTCTGTTTTAGATACAATTGTCCATTTTGTCTGATCACGTTCTAACCCTAAAAATGCAACACTAGCTGACGTATGCAATTGGCTGCAAATATACGTAGTACCGTTATATCTAACTACATCACCAAGTGAATAACTAGTAGCAATAGTCCATAAATTTAGCCAGTTATACGTAGTCGCATGTAGTGTCCAATATATAGTATCAGTTACTAATCCTGGATGCGCCGAAACGTTTGATGTATGAGAATCTATACATCTATAAATATATCCGTGAAATTTTACTATTGCGTCCTTAGGATAAAACGTAGCAGGAGTCCAATCACTTTTCCACGTGTAACCGTCAAACATTAATTCCCAGTAAGAAGAATAATCAATACGAATATTGTTACCCATATCTAATTCATTGGTACTAAAATAATACAATTCTTGTATATTATCAGAAATCGTAATTCGAAAGTTTCTAGATGATGATGTTGCAAAGTCAGCAAGATACTGAGTTCTAGTAACTATCTGATCATTCAAAAAATATACTACATTAGTGTCGTATATTTGGCCGCCATTAAGTGTGCCATTTTTAGTAGCACTAAATAATAACGGATGAACACTTTCGCCAAACGTAGTATTAGATACCAAAGTTTGATCAAATATATAAGTGTTTCCTTTTCTTAATTTTAATGTTGGAGTTTCAACACCATCAAAATAAAACATACCATGTAATTTAGAAGTTAACGTGTCACTTCCAACAGTTACTACAATAGTTTGTATAGGAGCAACGTCTTTGTCATTATAAAAGTCAACAGCTGAAGACGTGTGACCTTCTAAACATACAAATGCCTTACCTTCATAATATATAATATCATCTTTAGTATATGAAGATGCAGTACTCCAAGTACCTTTCCACTTAAATCTAATTCTGTCTAAATTAAAATCTGCCATTTTTTACTCTCTTATAATCCGTTTGATGATGAATTTTCATCATATGTATAATTTTGATTTATCCTTACAACCAATTCGCCTTCGGCGTTAACATAGTAAAGAACGTTCCTGTTATCCCAGTGGAATTGCTCATAGTTTAAGTTTTTGTAAACTAGATTGTGATTTACATCACGTCCTTCAAGAAAGTCCTGGCCTTCACTAAAATTTTTAAAGTTATCTGCTGGGTCACCAGATTTATTTATTGTAATTGAATCCGTTGATTTTAACTGGTCTGCTTTTGCAATAAACAATTCGCCGTTGTCTGTTCTGCGTAACCCATAAAAGAATCGATCCTGTACTGATCCGTATATATGATCTGGTGTAAATCCTGTGTAATTTGCTGACATATCTTTATTCCTTATACAATATCTACGTAACTTATAACTACGTCTAATGCTTCATCTTGATCAGCAACTAGATACAATTGATTTGTTGGAGCAAGTATTAATTTTTCGCCTGCTGCTAGTGCATGCAAAC